ACCCAGAGGAGCCTGACGAGAAGACCAAGCGGACCTTCATGAAGTTCTTCGGGTCGCTGTGTGGTATCCTGCCGTGCAAGTACTGCCGGGCGAGTTACTCCAAGTACTGCAAGACCACGGGACCCCTCGGGCTGACAGACGCCAACTTTGCCTCCAGGAAGACCCTGACCCGATGGCTCTACAACATCCACGACGCGGTGAACCAGCGCATCGGCAAGACGGATCGTCCCAGTTTTTCGCAGGTCAAGGCGATGTACGAGCAGTTCGTGGCGCAACCCCATGCGGATAATGAGAAGCAGCATGGATGCGTGAATGGCAAGAAGAGACTCAGGTCGGTAATCCGTGTAGTCCCCAGGGAGTGCAAACTTAGCGGAAAGACCTTAAAGATTTACCGCGCTTGTAAACAAAGGTATGTACTCTAATCCACTCACCGGAAAGATCACAAAGTCACTCTACGAAGCCGAGTCAGGCAGGCGGTATATTCAAGTGGACAACATTCAGTTGAAGATACCGTGGCGATACGGAAGGCCATATCAAATTCAATGTGACGACCTCAAGCCCATCATGGACTACGAGGTCGGTGAACAGGTCGAGGTGTGGTGGGAGATCAGTCAGTCCAGGATGATTCTTCGCCGTATTCGATCAGGTCCCCACACCTAGCACACACCCACACATGAGGAACCCCCTCATGGTAGAACCTGACTCTAGGAGGTCCTCGGTGGATGGTAAAGTCGTCAAGTTTTTGCATAAGCTCTCCATACAGAAAGTCTGGGTAGGTTCCAGTTTCTCTATGGAAAATGACCACGACCGTTTTGGCGAGTCGGTGATTCACATATCTCGGATGGTCACACGTCTTATAACTGGTTAATATTTTATTGTCCAATAGTAATAACTGAAATATGTCGGGTGGTATTACGCAACTTGTCGCGGTGGGTGCCCAGGATACGCACCTGGTTGGCAACCCGGAAGTTTCATTCTTCCAGTCATCATACAAGCGCCACACGAACTTTTCTGGTGTGATTGAGCGCCAGGTGATCCAGAACACTCCGGCGAACAACGGTCTTTCTTCGATCCGCTTCGAGCGCAAGGGTGACCTCCTTTCGTATGTGTATCTTGTCGTCACTGACGCCAGCGGTGACATTGTGTCTCCCACATGGAACACCGTCATTGACAAGCTTGAACTTTATATTGGTGGCCAGCTCATTGACACTCAGCACTACGAGTATTCGACGTCCATTCACACCGATACCATGGCGAACTCTTTCTCCAAGGGTGTCTATGGGTCCGGGCCTGATGGTGCCGATGCCACGGCTCAGTGGTACCCCATGAAGTTCTGGTTCTGTGAGAACTGGCAGTCGGCGCTCCCCCTAATTGCCCTCCAGTACCACGATGTGGAGGTTCGCATTTACTGGGGCAGCAATATTGCCGGTGGTGTCTCGGGCACTGGTGTTCAGGCCTGGTCTCGTTACATCTACCTCGATACCGACGAGCGCCGGATGATGGCCGAGAAGCCCATGGACTACCTCATCCACCAGGTTCAGCGCATTCCCACGCCGTCCGCTCTATCTGCCGATCTTACGTTCAACCACCCGGTCAAGTTCATTGCCTCAGCCGGTGCCGTGTTCGACAACAAGGGCAACAAGGTCCTTCTTCAGCTCAACGGTGTGGATGTCGGCGAGAAGAAAGAGTCAAATGTTCACTACAACCATGTGTCGTCCTACTACCACACTCAGTTTGGTGCCAACACGTCTGCTCCCGACAATGGGTTCCAGAGCGTGAAATTGATGATTCCGTTCTGTCTGGATGCTCCCAAGCTCCAGCCCACGGGTACTTGCAACTTCTCACGCATGGACTCGGCCCGCCTCATCAGCGATGCCAACATCGATGGTGCGATTTACGCAGTCAATTACAACATCCTCAGGGTTCAGAACGGGATGGGCGGTCTGCTTTACGCGAACTAAGTTTCATCGCCTTTTCAGCCTGATCCTTGGGCATAAACATGAGCCAGGCGACGGTCATCCTCTCCTGGGTGAGTGTCCCGTCCTTCTTCATAGCGGCACATGCATCTTGAAATTGCTTTACGTAGTCCATAATGGAATTTCAAGGTGTTACTTCTTTAACTAAACTTAGTTGGTCTTGGGAACCTTGAGCAGCGGAACGTCAGCCGAGAAGCATCGGGTGATGCTGTTGGCGGGCACCGGACCCACGCGCTGCAGATCGGTGACGGGCTTGAGCAGATCAGGACCCATCTTGGCGATCAGCTGGCGGTACTGGTAGTTAAGAGGATACGCAATACCATTATCAGCCATGATCTTGTCGTTGATCAGCTGGTTCGAAGTGTAAATCGTGAAGGCGCGACCATCGGCCATACCAAGACGCTGAGACATCTTTTACTTATTCAGTAGATAAAAATCCCTGATCCTCTGGTGAAATGATTCTCGCTGGTGGATCAGTCTGTCATTCTTTTCCTTGATCTCGATGAAGTCTCCCTTGACCTGTGGATCGTAGAGAACCCTGATCAGGAACCTGTAAGCCTTGGCGATGTCCTTGAAATTCTTGGCACCCGACATCACGATGCTACCCGTTTTAAAAACACTGACCGTCATGTTGAACATCTTGGCTTTCACCGCCGAGTAGGTCTCTGGGCTGTAAGATGACTTAGTCACGAAGTTTTTGTGCTTCTTGTAAAGATCCAGTAAAGCCATCTGATCGATGCCGTGAGGAAGACGGAACGTTGCATTGATCATCTGTGTTTCCATGGGTGACACGGGACTGTTGGTGGTCTCAGGAAAGACCTCATCTACTATTTTTTGAATCTCCTGGATGATGTCCAGGCCTTCCATGGGTGTAGATGATCCTGTCACATGAATCTTCCCATTGGGAAACAACTTGACCGAGCGCTTTTTGGTTTCACCGACATCCTTGGACAGCGTCAGTGAGTTGTTAAAGTGAGTTGTGCCCATGTTCCAACCATCAGTCCCGTCGACAAACTTCTCTTTGAAAGTCGCGAGAGGGGTCGTGATGCCGTCTCTGCCTCCCATGACAGTCATCGTGGACACTCTGGGCAACGTGGGCTTGGATCCCTTGATCGCATCATGCGCCTTGATGATGTTCCCAAGAAAGGTTCGAAAGTTTCTGGCTTCCATATTTAAAAGTAAGACTCGTCACTTCTTTAATATGAGATGTGGTCACTGTAAGAAGAAGAAGATGATCTGTATTCCATGTGCTTACTGCGATCACACGTCTCTGTGTACCTCTTGTATCCAACTGGAGTCTCATGAGTGTTCAGGTATCCTGAATAAAATTCAGTTCGAGAGGGATACAATAGAAAAGCTAAACCCTAAAATCGAGGGTGACAAAATTACAAAAATTTGACGAGTGTCAAAACACTGAGGGCTATGAGGATGGCAGCAGCAGTGTTACCAGCAATGTTAGCGGCATCCATGCTACCAATCATGCCCTCCTTTTTCACCAGGATTGAGTCGTCTTTGACCTTGGGCGTCGTGGCCCATGGAGGCAGTGAATAGATGCGCTCTGGCACGGGCTTCCGGTTGAGAGGATAGTCCTGAGATCCAGGTGTGCAGTAGTATGGGGTCCTCCACCCCGCTGCGATGGTCTTCTCGCAACCTGGACTCGGCTCTGTCATCTGGGTCTCGAGAGGTCCCCCGAGAGCATCTCCTGCGGGACGAACCGAGTTCACGAGTGCCACCTGGGGTTCACTGGACGGCGCGTAGACCGTCTTGTAGGCACCACCCAGAGGGACGCCAGGGGTGAATTCCATGGGGTCGGCATAAGGGTTGATCTTATTGAGGGAAATCCCGTCATTCAGTCTCATGTAGGACGACATCCTTACTTATTATACGGTTTGAATAAATTCCCACTTGAGTATCCTGCACATGTCCTTCCAGATGACATCCTGTTGAGTGAGTTTCTCCTTGGACTTCAAAAGTGGAAAGTAAGGAAGGTATTGGTCTTCGCCGAGCAACTCGCAAAACTTGTAAAGCACGTAGGGGTAACTCAAAAAGTTCTTGCGATCCTTGGGACATACTTGATCAAATGGATCCTGTATTTCATTGAACATGAGTCTGAGGCGTTCCTCCAAGGCGGCTGGCATCTCCGGAGGTCTCACTCCAGTAAGAATATTGGCAATGTATGGAATGTGTTCGTAGTATTTGTTCTGACGCAACTTTTTCAGCAGCCCTCTGACCTTGGCGTGAGTGATCTTGGAAACCTGCTCGACCCGCTGCTTCTTGAGTTCGTAACGCAATTGTTCTATCAAATCATCTGGGATATTTGCAGTCTCCTTGCCCTGAAATTGTTGAACCCACTCGTTGAAGTGGTTTTGTCTTTTGTATGAGTACTGAGTATTCTTTGAAATGTCCTGTTCGTCCTGATAGGACAATCTGGTAGATATGTATTTTTCACACGCACCACAATCCTGACACACAATTTCTCCATCAATATCATTTTCGTAAACATTTGTTGAATTACACTTTTTACAATTATCCACTTGAATTACATTATTGTCAACAAAATCAGTGTCGGTCGCCGTTGTTATGTCTTTTTCCACGACGCGCATGTATTCCAAAAATATATCGCGTCTGCAGTTTTCCTCATGATATCTGTGTATGAAGGGTGCCGCCATGGTGATGTATTCATGAAGTGTCGGGGGATCATTCTCATATTCCTTTAGCTTGGCGTGATATCTCTCGAGTAAACTCATTTAAAGAAAAATGTCACTATAACTTTAAATGTATAATTTACTCATCAAGCTGGCTGGGTGGTGGTACAACGAGGACCATTACCGTCTCACGATGCCTTTGAAGATGATTTATGATATCAACACAAAGCGTGATTGTCTGTTCCCATCACCTGACTGGAAGAGAGTCATGGACGGTTGGCCCTTGATGAAGTCCGGAGAGACCTACATCATGTGTTACTACCCCGACTTCAGGGATGCTATTTATGTTCTGAGAAGGAAGAAGCCTGACTGCATCGAGAACATTCGCTATGAGCAAGAGTATACATTTCGTGGCGCACCCTATTCTATGGTGACAAGGGATCCCATGCGAAGGGTTGATGATGTCATCGAAGATGAGGAGGAGCCCAGGATGAAGGGACCTATCATGATTCAAAAGGTCGAGGCTGTCATGGAAGATGGTGAGGTGATCATGTGGGATACCGCTCGTTTTCTTCGCTACGCCGGACCGAGGTCGGACTTTCACAACGTCAAAGACATCCGCATGAAGGATCTATTTGACGCGAACGAGGAGGTGCCGGATGAGTGGCACGTCTACATGTTTGGTAAGAAGATTGTCATCAAGAAGGATGATGAACTTACTCCTCAGACTTTGGTGCCAGGTAGAACCTGAGTTCACCTAGAGAAGTAACCTTGTACTCCAGGACGAGAGGCATCTCCTCTCCGTGGTGGAGAAGTTTCATATTGGAACACATTGA